TGCTTGGTTCGTTTCCGTTTACTTCATCAATCCTTGGACCCCAGAACCATGCTTCATCACCAGCATTTGATGGGTTGTTATACATAAATGCCGTCATACCAGCAGCAAGGTTATCACTATCAAACAAGTATGTAGCATAATTATAATTTATGTAATAGGTCCCATCCATACCATAAAGACCAGCATCAGCACCAACAGTTAGTGGAGTTGCTGTTCCTGCTGGATGAATGAAGCCAACTGCTAAATACCACTCGTCTTGTGCTGGAAGTTCTTTATTAAGGAAGAAATAAGGGCTAGTGGCGTCGTTGAGGTTAGCAGAGAAATGGGTTTGCTCATCAGTAGTATATGTTGGATGATAAGGATTAGGTCTGGCTGGTCCAAAATACACTTTTGGATTTGTTGCGTCACCGTCAACATTTCTTGTTTTCATCCATACCGATAATCTATACTTTTTAGTTGGGTCAATAGGACCATGACCATAATCGAATCCACCTTCAAAATTATTTGTTCCAGTTGAGGAATCGAGTGCTTTCCAAATAATGCTAGATCCACCAAAAGGATCAATATCGTATTCTCTGAGGTTTTCTTCTACATCATTATGCGTTCTCCAACCACCATCAGCATAACTACCTAGACCATCATTTCCACTACCAGCAGACCAAGCAGATGGATCAACCCAAGAACCATTAATAGCGGGGTATTTCTTGTCAGCTTGTGATAGAAGTTGTTCAATGGTTGGTTCGTTGCCGTCACAGATTTCAACTCTTGGATGCCAGAAATCAACTGTGTCTGGATTAGCGGAGCGGTTGTAATATGACAACCCTCTAATCATTGTTTCAGTAGTGGTTGAACTGAAAACAAAATCTCTAAAGTAAGGACTGTTATCAACTAGATTACCACTCATGTCATAAAGACCAGTATCGACATCTTTAATAGGAGTGGATGTTCCTTCTGGATGAATGTGAGCTACCATTAAATACCATTCATCAGAAGAAGGAAGCCTGTAACTCGCTACGAAGTAGTGATAGTTTTCAGCAGGAAGTCCATCATCAGCTTTTATTGTTTGTCTACCGCTAGGATTTGTGCTTATACTTTCGACATGTCCAAGGTAAATAGCGGTATCATTATGAGTGCTAGTTCTTACAAATTGACAGAATCTGTATTTTTTGGTTCTATCTATGTCAAAGTATGTTGATCTATAACCTCCCTCACCATCATTGTCTGTATCTAGGTTTGTTCCTCTCCACACAACATCTAACCCACCAAACGGAGTGTCTAAATAAAGTCGTTCGTTTTCGTTTAGGTCTGGGTTCTCACCCCAATCCGTAGAAGGATCATCACCTGTTCCCACAGTCCATTTATCAAGCCCACTTAGATTAGAGTTGATTGGAGGCATGTAGATATTATCAAAAGCTCTCTTGACATACATGCTTGCTATGTAATCTGCACTAGCATCGTAGTATAGAGTATTTAAGTTAGATCCACTAATATAAGGATACTGCTCATCCTGTGCAATTACTCGATAACACTTTTCTCCATTCAGTAAAGCATCTTCTATTGAGCTTACAGTAAGATCAATACCAACGGTGTTATAACCTTCAAGATACTCAGTATAGTTCAACCAGTTATGCCTATGCACATTCGCAGGAATAGCATCGTTTCCTACATATGGAGTTGCTTTGGTTACTGGTGGGTAGTTAGGGTTGTCTATTGGGTTCAGAAGATCTGAGATGCTTGGTTCGTTTCCGTCAAGCTTGTCTATTCTAGGAGCCCAGAATTCTACCTCATCACCTTGACCAGCGGGGTTTCTATAGTGGAAAATTCTAAACTCTGTTGATGTTGTGGTGGAGCTAAATTCAAAGCTCTTACCGTCAAGTGTGAACTTATTACCATTTAAATCATATGCCCCTTGATCAGGATGTATTGCACCTCTAGCAGTTCCATCGGCATCAATGAATCCTGTAAATAAATACCACTCTCCTACATTGAACTCTTGACCATTGTAATATGAAAAATCATCCCGTGTTATGATAAAATAAGGGTTATTGGATAGAGTTCCCGAATCAGCATTCTTAATAGCTAAAGTTGGATCAGATCCAAAATTAGCTGCTAATCCCATGTAAAGGGTTCTATCGTCGGCTGCTCTTGTATTCCTCTTTACAAAGCATGAGAACCTGTATGAAGAGTTTGGATCTAACGATACATTTGGAGCAGTTCCAAAACCACCATCACTATCATTGGAGTCTAAATCCTTACCAATCCACACTACACTTTCTTTACCAAAAGGATCGGTTCTCTCTTCTCTAACATTTTCTAATTGAGCCCCTTTAATGTTCCAGCTTCCAACGACAGCACCAGATCCTTCTAGGAATGGAAGTCTTCCTGAGAGTTCGTTATGCGACCAGCTTGGTTTGGAGATTGGATGTTGTTCATACTGCAATCCAGCGAGATACACTGATCCTCCAGAAGGAACATCATTGAACAGAATTGTAAACCTTAAATTATCACCACTTTTAAGATCACTATAAGTATCTCTCACCCATTCAAAATATGCAGGAAGCAAAGTGATTCTTGACCAACCATTACCTATATCCTCTACTCCAAATTTATCTGGATAGAGATTGTTCGGGATTAGTCTGCTAGAGCCCCATCCAAAAAGAGATGTATCATTATGAGTTTCAGGAGTTAGATCATTAAAATATACTCTTAAATCTCCAAGTCTCAAGCTAGGGTTATCATCAGCCTTTATATAAAAGCTAAATAAAGATGATCTGCTATCATCATATGTAATATACCCCTCTGTTGGTTTTGTTGTTAGATAATGGTCAACATCAGCAGGAGCAGTATATTTAAAAATCTTCATACCGTCCATCAATGTCTCACCAGTATCAGTCCAGTCCTGCGACTGAAAGCTTTCGAAATATCCAGAGGTAGCTCCAGTGAAGTAATCCTCACTATAAGCAAGCTGGTTATGATTCCACAAAGACTTCGTGAATACAGCAGCACCTACTGAATTGTCAGGATCAAAGGTAGCATAAGGGTAATCAACAGAAGAACCGTGTTGAGTAAACTTGAGGGATTTACCACTAACACCACTAGTAGAAATAATGTCGTAAGCAGAGAAAGATCTTAGACCCGTTACTTGCGTTTGGTTAACTGATTCAATACCTGCACCAACAGCCATGTGTGGTTGTACATTCGTAGTCAACGCCTCTGTATAGAATAGCTTGTTCTTGGCAAATATCTTGAAGCCATCCGCAAAGCGTGTTGTAATCTTGTGGATTACTCTCTTTGCCATTCGATACAGGTTTCCTTCCTGATCGAACAGCGTCCGAACAGTTCTAAGAGCTTTGAATGATTTGAACATTAGTTTCCTCTAGAGAGTTTGTTATCTGCTAGATTGTTTGTCAGTCTGACATTACCATAAGTGACGGCATACTTTACACCTGTTGCATCACTTTGAGAAATCTTAATCTTAGAAGTTTTGTCTGAGGGAGATAAAGATAATACAGCAACACCCGTCTCTCTGTTAGAAACTATACCTACAACACCTGATGCGCTATTATTAGCTATAGCTGCTGCTGTGGGCTGATCTGCATATCCCTTTGCAGAGGTGATGTCAGGTGCGACAAAGAAATACCCGTCAGCACTACCACTAACGGCAGCAACCTGGACATAATTACATTCAACAGCAACTCCTGAAGAATCGTGAAGAGTTACTTCAGTAGCGCCTGTACCAGTTAAGGTTACTAATTTAGTGTATGGTGTATATGCTTCTCTCATTCCTCATCTCCCATATCAGGACCTGATACTAGATCCTCTACATCTTTGAAAGCTTTCATAAGCTCTTTAGCAGTCATACCTTGAGCAACCTCTTCTTCTGATTCAGGCTCCTCAACTTCAGCTTCAGCCTCAACTTCTTCAACCTCTTCTTCAGGCTCGATTACAGCTTCTTTCTCTAAGATAAGCTCATTGAGAATCGTTTTAACAATGTCATCATCCTCTGATAAAGACTCATTTAGTGAAAAGGTTGAAACAATAGGAGAGTCAGAGTAAAGATCTTCATAACCAGAGTTGTTAAAGATGTACTTAAGAGCCTCATTTATATCAACTGCCTCAACACCATTTTTAGCTTTTACAAGATTGGACATTTCAACCAAAGTAGCGCGTACTGCACTTCCTCTAGGAGCAACCTTAGCTAAAGATTCAAAAATTAGCGACTGGGTGTTAAGGAGTGTTTTAAATGTAGGAGTCTCCTTTAAATTGTTAATATTGATACCGTACTTCTCCTGAAGGAGGTTACTAACCAAAGCCTTAAGAGGTTTTTTCATCTCAAAAAGTCTACTAACAAAATCCTTTAGTTCAGACTTTGAGAAAGAAGAATCTTCATGAATGGCATTTAGGTTATTCTGTATAGTGTTAGATAACTGCTTCTTTGAAATCAAAGCAAGATAAGGGATATTAACAAAAGCTTCAGTTAGAGCTAACCCAACCTCCTCATCATCATCAGAGTATATCTTGCTGGCTAGGTTTGAAACACAAGGCTCAGTAACCCACACAGAATCAAAGGATTTCTTAGATTCAAGGATCTCCTTCTTAAGAAGCTCCTGCTTACAGACCATCTCGTAGATGTCTCTGTTGAAATCCTTGTTAACTTTGAAAGATCCCTCCTCTTGTAACTTATCTATCGACATGCGAGGAGTTTTGAATGCTGTAGAGACTGTTTCAGAAAGCTTTATAGCGTTTACGATTTCAGGAACGCTCTTAATAACCTCTGAGTTATCTGATAAAAATTTAGAGATGTTTTCTGACATCTCTAAGAATCTTTCAAACTCATCTGTTTTAACAATATTGAATGTATTGTTAAATTGCTCTGATTGCTCTCTGAGCTTATCAACTGTTTTATTGAATTTAACTCTAGAACCCCAAGATTCTAAAAGAGCATCAAAGTGATCGCTTGCGTGGACTAAGTTATCGGAGTACATGCTGTCTATAAAAGAAGAAATTTGATTCTTGGTTACTGAATCAAATTTCTCATCTTCAACAAAGACATCCCCTGACTCTACGACAATATCGTCTAGGATAATATCATCATTAAGATAATAAGATCCCTCAATGATGTTATTGCTCTCGGTTACAAAAGTAACTTTATTTTTTAGATCGTCTATCGAAAATAAAGCAACATTTTCGCGCAAAGAGTGACCTAAACTATCAGCAAGAAGGTTTAAGTCGAGAATTTTTCTATTTCTCTCTTCAAAGAATTTTTTCATAGCTATAAAGTGTGAATTCTCTATTTATATAGGTTTATTTTAAGCGTATTTTTTAAATTTAGACTTTATTTTTCAATATTCGGTCTATCGCTTTGTATTTTGGAGACTTAACGCCTTCCTCAAGTAAGTATTTTTGCTTAAGCTTCACCAGAGGGTCAATTTCCTCTTTTTTTGCTGTTGGTTTCGGCTTTGGTTGTGATTTATTCACCTGAATGTCGTTTTTAGCTTGATTATCAGCTACGGCCATGTCCATAGCAGCTTGATTTTGCGATACGGCCATGTCAGTTTCTCCTTGAGCGGCTACTTGATCAGCTTGACCAGCAGTTTGGGCCTGTGCCTGCATGGCAGCCTGCTCTGCCTCCTTCTGAGCCATCTTATCTTGCTCTTTTTGAAGCTCTTCTTTCAACATTTCGATCTCAGTATCGGTCATGTCGTAGAATTCTTTGTAAATATGGTCTGTTGGGAACAATCCAGTGCCTACAACAGCCTGAACAACCCTTGCTTTCGCCTCATCAATCTCTAATTTTCTCTTAATGAAAACATCTGAGGGGTCTGGAAGCTCAATTTCAATGTTTTTTATAACAGATTTTGGTTGTCCTATGAGTTCTAAATGCTTTTTAGCTACAGAGGCCAATCCTTTAGACACACAATCCTGTATTCTTTGGATGACGCGAGCAAATTTAACATCAAGTTGGCTCAAGTTAGCCTTTCTTTCAGGTGATTTGTCGTACTCAACGATGTAATCCTTGGGAATTTTAAGGGTCGCAAGGAGTTTGTCACGGAAATACTTAACATCATCAACCTCTCCAAGGTTTTGAGCACCTGGAAGAGTGTCAATCTTTGTTCCTTGGTTGCCTCTAACAGGAACAAAGAAGTCTTCGTCCACAGCAAGAGGGTTGTAACGAGCATCAACCTTACCTTGGTTGTGGAACTTCTCCTTCTTGAAGCGAGTTTTCATAGTCTCAAGGAAAGCTTCAGCCTTAGAAGCAGGAAGATTACCTACATCGACATAGAAAATGCGTCTTTCAGGTGCGCGAGACAATCTGTAGACAAGCATCGCATCTTCCATAAGCTTGAGTGAGCGATAAACTCTAATAGCGCCTGCCATTATGGACTTGCCATAAGGATAATACTTAGGATCAGAGGTATGTAAACGGAAGTGAACAATCTGATTCTTATCTAATTCAATGTAAGCAGACTGCTGAGTATGCCAATCACCCGCGTTAGTTCCCTTTTGAGGTATTTCTTGAATAAATGTTTTTAAGTATCCAAACTTATCCTCAATTCTCATGATGTAATATGGGTTGAGGATCTTTATCTTATGAATACCGGATTTCATATTCGCAGCGTTAGCTACGAGTTCAATAAAGGTATCACCGTATTTACAAGTTCCACGAACTATATCCCAGTAATACCTATCCAGATCAATACGGCTAAAAAGCTTCTCTACTTCTTCTATAGCCTGCTTACTTTCAGATACAACCTTCCAACGCTTGTTTCTAATATCTTTCTGTGTGGAGTCGTCAGCGTAAATATCGAGAGCAGCAGTAATCTCAGGATAATCATCCATCTTCTCATACTCATCATACCTACGCTTACGGTTAAGCTCCGCTTCTGGTAAAAAGGGAAGACCTCTAGTATAATTCCATAAAGGCTCGGCAATGCTACCCATAGCATTGTTGTTAATTATAAGATCACCCTCTATTCCTCTAGGATCTCCTGATCTAGCAATCTTCTCCTGAGCCTTTGTTGCAAAGAACCTAGCAAACAGTTTGGACATATATCCTGTAGTGTACATAGACTGTACACTACCATCACCTACAGGAGTCCATGTAGTATGTCCTGGACCAGCGTTCTCGTTTATTTGATTAACCATGTGATGTCCTCGTTAATGTGACCCGTCGATGTCATGATCTTTTGAGATTTTAATGGCATGGGAGGTTTACGCTCCTTAGCAGGATTAAATTTAACTATCTCAGGGTTCTCTTCTCGGTATCGTCTTCCACCATAAATAGATAGTGCTAAACTCATCACAAGGTCATCATTTTGTCCAGTATCTGCTTTAACTTTGCCGTTATCACTGATAATGAAGGTGTTAAGCTCCATAACGGTTCTCTTGGAATTAATTTTAACTTCGTTCATGCGAATCGCTTCTTCCATCTCGACTAGAATAGTGTCACGATTCTTAGCTGTTACCTGTAACCCCATTTGCTGCTTCTCGTCAAACCAGACATTCTCATACTCAAGCTGATCGAATAAGTAATCAAGTAAATTGTTACCTATCGTGTTTCGCTCAACGAGAACCGGACATAAATTATAATAGTTCCCTTCATCGAAGCAAATACGAGCAAACTCGTTTATAGGTGTGGTGTTAGAGTAAAACTCAGCAACCTGCTCACCTGAATAAAGATCAATAATTTGAAAAGCAGAATAATCACGCCCACGCCCCAACGCAACATCGACCGCCATAAAGTAAGTCGAGTTAGGGTCTGGGTCTTTCCAGACATACATTCGGTTGTTGTACTTTCGATAAAAGTCTTCACTTATATTCTCCGTCAGTGCTTGCAGAATCATACCCTCAATAAAGGTATCACCTGTACCAAGGAACTCACACTCGTATTCCTGTAACCATTTCTTGTGGCTGATGTTAGCGCGTGTGGTAGGTTCCCATTCATCAATGTTCATAGGAGGGTCACGCTTCTCCATCTCCTCGTACAGCCACTCAAAGCCTTCTACACGCGCATATTCAGGATGGTCCTGCCATCCTATCTGGATTGGGTTAAATGCGTTAGCGCCCGTTACAGCGCGTTCCCAGGTATCGTAGTACCAGTTACCAATACCATTAACAGTGGATAGAACAAATGCTCGTCCACCAGTCGAAATAATCGGATACACTGCCGCCCAAATCGTATCAATGTGCTCAATGAAGGCAGCCTCGTCAATGATAAGTAGAGAACCAGATAGACCACGACCAGACTGCTTACCAGACGGACGAGATTTAATGTGAGAGTTGTTCTCAAGCTTAAGGTTGTGTGCGTTAATAGTCGTAGACTTTGGTTTGATCCATTCAGGTAACTCATCATACATAATCTTGATACGATCAAGAACCTCTGTAGATTCTGTATCACCTACAGAGAGGATAACTATTGTCTGGTGAGATCTGAAGCAACACAACCAGAGTGAGTAAGCAGCGGCGATGGTAGTACATCCAGCCTGCCTGAACTTACGAAGTATGTTGAACCTGTTTCCTTCTAGAGCATTTATGATCACTTTCTGGAAGGGGTACAAATTAAAATCAACTAGTCCTCGAACTGGGTGGACAACCTTGATATAATTACTTATAAAGTATATTGGGTCTTCTTTACACTTAGTATACTCTTTCTTGTAATCTTCTTTTGTTTGTAATCTCATGAATATTTACGCATTTATTTGTACACGGAGTAAAGACCTTAACGACACTACTAAAGAACTGTCTTCTTACTTATCTAGGGCTAATATAAAGACTAAGTTCTTAGTTGGTCAGAAGTCTATATTCAGTGGTTATTCCAAAGCTTTTAAAAAATTTGATATTAAGGATGAGGACATAGTTATCATGTGTCATGATGATATTCAAATCCTTACTGACCCAGAGGTCTTCAAAAATATTATAGTTAAAACATGTTATAAGTTCCAGACAGGATTTATAGGTGTAGCTGGGACTACTGAACTTAAAGAAGATGCTGTATGGTGGAATCGTGATGCTTGGATAGCTGGTAAACTTCGAGGGCATGTTTATCATGGAACAGATATAACCACAGCGGACAGCACCTACTATGGAGCACCTAACACTGAACAAGTAGTATGCATGGATGGCCTGTTTCTTGCAGCAAAAGGCAGTGTCCTTAAACAAGTAGGTTTAGACAAGCCAGAATACTTTGAAGGAGATTGGGACTTCTATGACATTCATTACACAGTCACAGCACACAAGAAGAAGTACAAGAACTATGTCGTTCCAATCTCTATTCTACATAACTCTAAAGGAGAGCTTGTAGGAAGAGATAGCTGGCATAAGAACAGAAAAGCTTTTATAGAAAAAACTAGTCTTCCCCTATCCTGTTAGGACGCTTTAATCTAGCAGTGACTCTCTTAGCTATAGGGCTTTGACCTTTCTTAATAGCATCTCTACAAGCCCTTTGTATTCTTGTGAGAAATCTCTCATCCAACTTTTTCATATAATTATATAGCATGGAAGAAGAAACAAAGAACCTAAAAAGACAGCTACAGTCGTGTTACAAAAAATACGAGAATATGAAGCTGCGTTTCCTAGAATCTGAGAAGTCTAAGCTATCTTATAAAATAAGAAAAAGAACTGATAGGTTTTGGTCTGTAGTTGCTGTATTCCTTACATCATCTGAGTCAGGAACTTCACTAATACAGAAGTTAGTAATGTTCTTTAAAACAATGTGGTCATGGGCTAAAAGTGGATTCAAACTAGAAGACGAGCAAGACGCTCAAGCAAAATTTGAAATATGTAAAGCTTGCCCTTACCTAACAGAAACCGACCAGTGTGATATCTGCGGATGCTTTATGAAGAAGAAGGTTTTTGTTTCGGGAGCTTCTTGCCCTTTGAACAAGTGGTAGTTACCCAACGCTTACTAGCTTTGAGGTTCTCCCAATAAACTCTGACCTTATGTATCTTGGCCTTGCGCCAATAGTTAGAGTCTTTGTTCCTATAACTCATCGAGGTCTTGGCCTAGGCTTTGGTCTAGGTCTTCTTATTGGACTTGCAGGAGGACGACCGCCCTTACCACGGCATCCTCACCCATAAGCTCTAGGAACTTGTCTCATGGTTTTCTGAAGGGACCGTGCTCTGCTCTATTCATGTCTAGGTAGTATTTTCTCTGTGCTTCGGGAGACATGTCTACTTTTGCTACTGCTGGGTCAGGTTTTCGTTTTGTTGCCGTTGTTCTTGTTCTTGTAGATCCCACACCCTGAACACCTTGTCTTGTTCTTGAGGACCCAACTCCAGTTTCTAACATCAAACCTTTTAATCTTTCTTTCCAATCCATTTTAGTTTCCTCTTAGTATTATATCAAGCTGAGATTAGGGATACCATGAAGTTCTCACACTGTTGATGTGCTTCGTATGCAACTCGTTGTACGATCTGGTTTTGTAGGTTTCCAGGGATGTTGCCATCGTAAGCACCGTTACCTTGATCTATAAAGAATGCTCCTGAAATATTACAATCACCATAATCATCAAGCAAAGCACCAGTCCTAGCATCTTTTCTAGCTAGTCTTCTAATAAACCCTGCGTTGATTGTTGGAATCTCACCATCCAACCCAATGTCACCACTTACAGTAAAAGTTTGTTCTTGTCGAACAGACCCGGAGTGCGTTGCAGAAGGTTCATACTCTCTAATAACCCAACCACTCCAACTAACTCGTAGTCGGTTGCTCTGAACAGTTGGAGTAAAAGTGGTAGTTGAAAGCTGACTGTCGTATAAGTTCTCTCTATCAACATGAATGAAAAGAATCTGACTGTGAATGAACCAGTCTCCTGTAGCAGAACCACCTTGAGATGAAACTGCTGAATCAATGCTTCCTGGGTTAATGTAAGTTCCTGATAATGGTGTAGGCATACTAACTCTCCGTTACTTTATATAGATTGGTTTCGATAAAGTTTTGATATATTTATCTATCACAGGTACTCGCTTCGTTTAATTCGTTTATTAGACACGCAAGATAGTTTTGTTTTGCCTTCTCATGAGCTTCTTCAATTTTTTTAGCGGCGTCCTTTAGCCTTGGATCTGTTATATCACCTACTATTCCAATAACATCATTTGGACCAACTGATAACCCTCCAGTTATAACAGCATCTATTCCTAAACTGAAAAGTCGTTTGAATATTGAAGAGACAGTTGCGTTGATTTGAAGTAAGTCTAACTGCTTAATTAATTCTTCCATATAATCACAGTCTGGTTCCCAGTCTCGTTCATAACAACACCAGTTAGAAGGAAATAAAGCAGGGCTTTCCATTCGTATTTCTGTATTACCATCTCCTAATGGAGTGAAAACCGCAGGCACTCCTTCCCATGTACCGTTACATTCATCAGAACCTGGCTTACATGATCCATCAGTATCATGGCATGTTATGTGTATTGTTGTACCCGCTAGAGGATTACTTGTACACATAGGGTCATCTCCACATAAAATCCCATGCTGATTACCGGGCGTTTGAGCCTTAAATCTTTTCAAAATATCTAAAACTGAACCAGTTATCTGTTTTCCAAAATCTGAAGATTCCATGTCAGCACACTGTATATCAAACATACTACCTGTATGCTTACAGTATGCACCTCCGTAAGATGTCTCATTAAGTTTTACAGTGGCGAATGAAGCTGTGTTATCTAGTCCAAGACCTACCTCACCGCATTGTCTCTCCTGGCTGTAATGACAAATTAATTTGTTAAGAGGGAAACCTCCTACCTTTATATCTGTTGGCTCAAATGTAATTGTATATCTGGTTGTGACATAACATACTCCTTCTGGAGTTGCTTCATTTTCGTAGGGCATTTCTAAAATCCTCTGAATTTATATAGGAGTCCCAATAAGATAGGAGTCCCTATCAGAATTTTTTATTATTTCAGGAGTCCCTAAGTTTTTTAGGAGTCCCTTGATTTGTAAGACATGAAGCTATATATGCGGCGCAGGAAGTCCCATATGGGACCCTTTTCGCGCCTTTCTCCGCACGCTTTGCGACATGCTAGGATTTTTTTCGAGATTCCCCTTGCATCCTCTCCAGGGTAGGTTATAATGAGGGCATGAACGACAACAGCAGCACGACCGACATGCTCCTCATCGCCTTCCTTGCCATGAGCATCCCGATGGTCTTCGTCCTCCTCTCCTTCATTTCTCACTGATTCTTCTTGACCGCAGGCGCACCACATACTACAATGCACACCATGAAGCAAGCGACCAAAGACGAACTCATCCTCGCCACCATGGCTACCTCTCCCATCTTCGCCATCCTTGGATACCTCATCGTCCACAATCTTCCCACTTGGATCGGTTGACGCCAGACCCTCACCATACTACTATACACACATGAACACTCCCGAAGATACTAGCGACCTTCCCGACAACTTCGACCCTACTTGGCAAGAGGATGAGGAGATTGATTGGGAATACGAGAAGTACCTGGACTGCCAGATTGATGCCTCTTGGGACTATTGATATGCAGAAGAAACAAGATAACGAGTGGCTTGGGTTCTTTGTTATGGGTTTGCTTGTGCTGACGATCTTTTTGGTCTAGTATATACTCCCATGAACCGTCACGATCTCAACCTTGCCAAGCGTAGGAATCACCTAGCCAATAGGGAGTTCGCACGCAGGGCTCACACTATCA